TGGTAATCATATTATATCGAGAACATCCGATAAATTCATCTAAGTTATAACACCCAGTATATGACATTGAGGACTTTAAATAATCTTCGAAATTTTCGACCCATGAATGTAGATAATATTCAACAGGTCTATATCTAACAACACCCTCAGAAGTGGTTAACTTAGACTTACCCCATTTACGTTGAACTTCTTTAGTACTCATACCTCTGAACTTCTTGGTAACTTTGAATGATTTACTGAATAAAAAACTAGCGAATTTTTTAGATATTTTGATTCTATGGAAATAGTTATCTCCTGATGATTCAATTGATTTATTTAAAACACTTCCTAACATAACATAATCAGCTCCTAATAATAAAGCTTTAATTATATCAGCATATTCTTTAAACCCACCATCAGCAACTATCTTAGCACTTTTAGCCATTGTTAATTTTATCTCATAACATTCCTTAATCAAGGAAGCCATAGGATAACCAACTCCAGTATTTTTAGATGTTAAACATCCTGCACCATTACCAATACCAACTCGAATATAATCAGCTCCCGCTAAAGATAATAATTCATATGTTTTTGGATTAGCGACATTACCAACCATTAAAGTTTTCTCAGGATACTTTTCCTTAAAGTTTTTAGTTAGATCATACAATTTTTTCATGTGACCGTTAGCAATATCTATTAATACATAATCAGAAAATTTATCACCATCAACTTCTTCTTCTACGAATTTTTCCACATCAGATAACCCATAGGATTCAAACATCAAACTGAACTCAGGTTGAGAAATTTCTTGTGATTTAATTCCTCTTGGTAAACAAACGTTTATCCCTCTATCAGTAAAATCAGATACATTTTTTTCATCTATTACTGTATCCATTGGAGCAGCAAATATAGGTAACCTACCCTCATATTGACACGTTATTTCTTTTCGACTATCAATATCACTTAGATCTTTTGGTTCTATTAGAATATCATTAAAATCAAACTTCATATTTTCATTTTTATTTTGTTGTAATAATATTAATAAAAACTATACTTATCAGTATATTCATTAATGACACAATATCTTGATATTGGTTTTAAATACATATTATCACTATCACTATCATGTATAATCTCACATGAAATAGTACCATCTATTATAGATGACTTTAATTTCACAATGTGATCTTCCATTCCATCTAATACCATTTGTATAGTATCTGATAATTTTATTTTTTGTGGGAAAATATCTAATAACCTACCGTTATTATGATTAGAAAAATAAACTTCTTGAATTACTGAGTCTAGTTCTTCTTGATTTTCAAAATTTAATTTAACACTTTTCATTATTAAAATTTTAGTTAACATTATTATTTACTCCTTTTATACCCTTTAAAGTCTAAAAGTTTAGAATAATTGGTTATTAATATTAATATATAGAAAAGAACTAAATAATAAAGTAACATGATTTTAAAGAAATATAACGAGTATTCAATTAATGAAAATTCTGAAAACAAATCTAGAATTATTTATGTATCAGGTGGTGATTATGCATCCTTACAATTCAAAGATACATTTGAAGTAACTAAGGTTATTGATATAATAAACAACCCAGATAATTACAAATCCGAAGGACAAGAATCTATAATGCATGATGATCCTTATTGGGAACTCAGAATTTTAGATTTTAACGGAGATATAAATGAAGAGTTTGTTTCTTTTATCAAGTCAACAATACAAACTTATGATGACAGTAAACATGAAAACTTTTGGTTAGAAAATGAAACAATATAATATGAACTTAAAAAGATACAATGAATTTATAAAAGAAAGTAATTCCGAAACAGGTGAAGTTATTTTAAATGTAGATGGTAAAGAAACTACATGGTTTTACCTAAGAGATGCTATTCAAAATGGTTTATTAGATGAAACTTTAGATATAATGGATGATAGTATTTCCGAACTTAAAATTGATGATCTTTTCGATGGTGAAGTTTCGGATATGGAAGATTTGACTGACCTTTTAGAAAGTGATTTTGAAGATACTCTAGACAAACTTATACTACACCTTATTGAAGTGGATCATTTAAGTGAACACCAAGTGGTAGGTAACATTGATATCACAGGAAATGAAGAAGATTCGGAAGATGAAATTGAAGATTATGGATGGGAAAATATTGAAGGGTTAGGAAAGATATATGATGATGAACATTAACTTAATGAATCTAATAAAGAACCAATCATTAATAACTTTACTGACATGGATGCTTTTTCACAAGGAATTATAGAATATGGTGTGATATCATTAAATTTAAATGATTATGAGATTTTTATTACAATAGAACAAAGGTCTGATGATCATATTACTTTTACTTAGGATACCTTGAACCAAATAATAATATTAAAGCATTCAATAAGGAATATAGTGAATATAATGGTGAGGGGTTACTAGAATTTATACATGGAATGTCAGAAAGTTTTTTAGGTCACATAGAAGATTATGACTTTTCAGTAGGTTATAATGAAAGTACAGGTACACACCAAATAATAGTTGGATATGATATCAAAGACGATAATTTTGTATTTAAATGGGTTAATAATGAAACAGATGAAGAAACAACTGAATATCTTAGAGAGGTTAAAAGTTATGATAAAGATTCTATTCTTGATTTTATTGAAAATATATTACCCGATATTGGGGGAGCAAGTATTTATTTTTAAGAAAATACTAAAAATAAAAAGGGGTTATGAAATTCATAACCCCTTTTTTTTAATCCTTATACTATTAATCCAACGTATTGAATTTCATATTAGGATCTAATTCTACAAGAGTCTTATAGAATAATTTGACACATTTCTCAACATCAAATGTTGATACGGTTTCAACCGCTGTGTGCATATATCTCATTGGTAGTGAGATAAGTGCTGTTGGAATTCCACCGTTAGCGTATGCGAAAGAATCGGCATCTGTACCAGTTACTTTTGATGCTGTTTTCTTTTGGAACTTAATCTTATTATCTTCTGCAATAGAAGTAATAAATTCTAGAAGTTTCTTTTGAATTGGGGGAGCTGATGTAAGTACTGGACCTCTTGAGATCTTAAAGTCTCCCTTACTTGTAGCATTGATTCCTGGTGTTGATGTATCGTGTGTTACATCTGTAACAATTGCAATGTCGGGTTTGATATTCTCGGCTATCATTTTAGCACCATTCTTACCAACTTCCTCTTGAACAGCATTTACAATATACAATCCGAATGGTAATTCTACATCATTCTCTTGTAAGAGTCTAGCGACTTGTGCAATCATAAACCCACCGATACGGTTATCTAAACCTCTACCTACTACTCTTTGACCATTCATAATATTCGAACCTGTAGCGAAAGTGATTGGGTCACCCACTTCAATTCCTAATTCTTTAACTTTCTTAGCTGTTATTACACCAACATCTATGAATAAGTTATTAATTGCTGGTTTATGATCTTTATTCCTAACATGAACTGCTGGAAAACCAAATACACCCTCAACGTCACCCTCACGAGTATGAATATTCACTCGACTTCCTGGTGCTAATTGTACATCTGAACCACCTAGTTTTTCTACATAAACTAAACCTGCTTTTGAGATATATTTAACAGTCCACCCAATTTCATCTGCGTGAGCTTCGATAACAACTTTACGTTCAGCGTCAGGGTTAATAACTCCAACAACCGTTCCGTAATTATCAACAATTATATCATCGACATATTGTTTTATATAATCTCTCCACATCTTTTGTCCTTCTCTTTCGAATCCAGACGGGGATGGGTTATTCAAGTACTTAATTAAGAACTCTTTCGATTGATCAGTATAAGTTTCTAATTTTTTTAATTCCTCCATTATTTATTTTTTATTATTATTTGTTTATTGTTTGTTTTATTTTCGTTTTACATATCTATTACAAAACCACCTGTCGAGCGACTTTTTTTTATGTATGATTTTTCAATACTTTTTAGTCTTTTATATTCTTTACGATTAAATACTTTCGAATATAACTTACTAAAAGTCTTTTTTGGTATTTTCTCTTCCTCTAGTATTTGCAAATCATCTGTAAACACTCCTGATAATATACTAAAAAATTGAACAGTATCCAAATATGGATATTTATCAAAGGTATAATTTTTTAATGTAACCTTTATAGGTTCATATCCCCTATCTCTATATAATGAATATCCTTTACGAATACCATACTCTTCAAATTTGTGTTTAATATGTTCATCTGAGTAATAAATTCTATCCATGTATGTTCCACCATTATCTAATTTCCAAAGAAGAGCTCTACCTTTAATAAGGTTTCCATTTTTAAAAGTCAACATACTAATTTTCTCTGGGTTTTTAGAATATAGATAAAACATAGAACTTATTTTACCATTCATACACGATCTACCTAAAGTAGAAGATCTAACTAACTTTTGATGTTCAAATGTTAACTTGATTTCTTCACCATTAACTTCTTTAAATTCACCACCAATAGTGGAATAAGATTTGAACATAGAGACAAATTTTTCAATTTCAGTATTCGATAAAGGTTTAAGGTTTAAATTGCTAAATATAGACTTTACAAATTTACCAATTTTAACTTTTTGTTTTTTCTTATTCTTAAGTGATGAATTACCTGAAATCCAATCAAGTTTATATTTCTTATTATATGGAATATAAGTTATATACTCACCATCTTTTGAAATAGATATATAATTATAACCTATGTTTTTTGTTATACTACATAAATCCCTTAAACTATGAATATCATTCTCTAAAAACAAAGATTTTATTATTTTTTCCATTCTATATTCAAAGGTCACCACTCTACCATTAAAACCGCGAGATGTGTCTTGTGATTTAGACCTTAGATCTTTATTAACTATACCATCAATAACATAACAAATGTATCTAACTTTATTTCTTCTATCTGATTGATAGTGGTTTTTAATATCATTTATAACTTTACTAAACCTATCAGTACAAATAACTCTCATATGTTCAAGGCTCAAAGAATCTAACTTTGAGTTGTCTGATTTTGGCTTATTTTTAGTTTTATCCATTTTTTATAAATTAAAATTCAAAAAACATTAGTGATAAATTCACTCCTAACATTCTATCTAATACTTCATTATCAGATGTATCTATCTGATTTTTATCCATAACAGAAGATATCTTCATAAGATCACCTTCACTATATTTGTTAGAGATAACTTTACAAATTGAGTCTGAAAAAGATGGTAAAATATCTTCATACTTTTCCATGATCGACCATAAAGTTCCTTTTTGATTATTTTCTAATTGTATATCCATACCACAATATAGTAATAATATTTAGATATACAAGGGGAAATTAAAAGTATTTTTTATTATATGTAAATTCTTTCTTTAATTTTCTTAAATTCCCTAACTCTTCTCTCAAGACTTCTATCTCTTTCAATTCTGTTTGGTAAAGATACTCCTTTTCGGAAATCATCATAACAGTCACGAATAACATTTGAGAATCCTTCATTAGTTGAAAAAGTATATTCTCGTTTAAAGACTGGAATCCAAACAAGAAACCATTTATAAAATACAATAGTTCTTTTTGGTCCTGGGTTGAAATGATTTCTTTTAATATCATAAAAAACCACTTCTTTATAATCACCCGAAATTGTGATTGGTACGGGAGATCTAAATAGTTTTAAGAACGGTATAAGAGCAACACACGTTACGATATTATACAAAATTGAATAGTCTAAAGATAATATCCACGGAATAGATATTAAAATAGACAAGAATAACCATTGAATAACTTGTATAAATACAAGTTTTTGTTTTTGTTTTGACATTTTAATATAATTTAGTTTAATTTAATTATTTATATTTATTTCGATTAATGATAGAAGAATAAATTGTTTATTGACCCTGCTTCTTCTAAACATAAGTCTAAATATTTCCACATTTTTTCATGTTCTTTACACCCGTTTTTCATTTTTTTGAAATCTGGATATGATTGAACATACATATCAAATACCTTATGATCATAATTATTGATAGCGAAATTAACATTAGCGATTCTTTGAGCTAAATGTAAGGTTAATATCTTACTTGATTTTTTCTTGAAATTATCATCTCCTTTAGATTTTACAGTATTGTAAATAACATTAGTTCTAGAGAAACCATAAGATAATCTAACAATATCTCTACCAAATATTTCAATTCTTCGATTAAATGGTATATTAGTGTTAGCAACCCAAACCGAAGAAAAAATATCCTCATCTTTAATATCATAATCAATTAAGGTTTGTTCGATATCTTCTATGTGTTGTCTAAAGGGCAAATTGAAATATTGTCTTCCCTTAATGTTTAACATACACATGAATTTTGCCCTTTTATAAGTTGGACTTCCTTTTATAATGCTAGATTTTACCATATTATTTCTTATTTGACATGTTTTTTTAAATGTAACGTTCATAATTGTGAATATATTAAAAGTTATTAAAAATCCAAAATGTGATAAATTACATCTATACCTAAAATATCAAAAGATAATGGATAACCAAAATTACAAACCTAAATCCACAACTAACTTTTTCAATCCATTGGTTGCTTTTTCTTTAATATAGTTAACTTCGGTTATACCATCTAGGTATTCACTTGGACTTGGATCAATATAATAAATTGGAATATCTCTATCCGCAACATATTCTAACATATCTAAGGTGTATGTTATATTTAAAGATGTACCCACAATCACAAATATATCTGTGGTTGATAATTCTTTATATGATTCATCTACATTATATGGCATTTCACCAAACCAAACTACATGTGGTCTTAATTGAGAACCTGATTCTTCACAAAAGTCACCCTCTTTTATATCTTCATACCCAATATCATAAATTGGATCTAATGGAGAAGTTTTATGTTCGTAAAAGTATCCTCTAGATTTAGTTAATTCACCATGTAAATGTAATATATTTGAAGAGCCAGCTCTTTCATGTAGATCATCAACATTTTGTGTTATAATAGATATATCATGATTATCTTCCAATGATTTTATAATTTTGTGTGCATCATTGGGTTCTGATTTTTCTAACTCTCTTCGTCTTTGATTGTAAAATTCAAGTAATTGCTCACGGTTAGTATTCCAACCTTTAGTAGTAGCAACTTTTTCTAAATCAATGTTTTCCCAAAGCCCATCGTCTTTGTCTCTGAATGTTGATATACCACTTTCTTGTGATATACCAGCACCTGTAAAAAATGTTATTTTCATAATTGTTTATTTTACTTAGTAGTAGTGAGTTTTAGAAAAAAAGTTTAAAATAATTATTTAGAACGAATACTTAATATATAATTTATGAAAAGATTTACAACATATATAAACGAGTCTAAAAGGGGAAATGTAACATCACTTCCTACTAAAAAATCAACCATATTATTTAATGATATAAAAGGATCATCTATGTTATGGTCAGATAATGAAGAAGAAATGTTCGAAGCGTTAGACAAATTAGAAAAATTAATGGGTAAATTAATAAAGGATCACAATGGTCTTATTGTTAAAACAATAGGAGATTCATATATGTGTTCATATGAGGAAGAAGATTCCCTATTTGATGCTATTAAAATGGCAATTAATATACAGAAATCATTGAATGAAGATCCTATAAAAGTTGGTGATAATGAAGTTAAAATTAGAATAGGTATATGTTATGGTGATGTTTATATAAAGAAATCAGAAATACAAGGTGTAGAGTTAAAAGATTACTTTGGGAATACTGTTGGTAGTGCTTCAAGGTTAGAATCTAAAGTATCCGATGTTGATGGGTTTGTTTTTTCTTTTCTATCTGATATTGGAGATGAATCCGAAAAAGAAATATTAGATTTTTTAAAGGATAATGATATAGATATAGAAGTGATCGAATATGATAAAGATTGCGATAGAAGTAAAAACCGAAAAAGATCTGGTCGATTATTAACTGATTTACAAATAAGCTCTTGTAAAGATATCGAAAAACTTAAAGGGGTTAAACCCCTAATAGCTTACAAGTGTAAGGTTTAATCCTTAATCTTTATACATTTTAAATAACTCCACTAATAACTTTTTATAATCCTCAACCTCTTCTTTAGAAAAATCACTACCTGGGTAATTTTCCGAAACATATTTATCTATGTGAGATTTACTTACTTCGATAGGTTGTATAAGTGATTTGTATAATAAATCATTACCAAAACCATAAACTTCAGCACAAATTAATAAACTGAAAATATCTTCTAAATCATATGAAACTTTACTCATTATAATCTACTTCTTTTTTGAAATCTTTAATATAATTACTTAAAACTAAACAACTCTCATACTCTTCTATTTCTTCATAATGAGAGATCATATCATTTACTAAGTTAACTAATGTTGATGGTTCTATTGTATTTGAAACCATAACCATCATACAATTATCATATACTTCTTTATGTGACATCATAATTTCTATATTATTTTCAGTGTCACTATAAAAGTCTGGGTTCATACGAGTAAGGTTATAATTCATAAAATCACTTAATATTTCTAAGTTATCTTCAGACTTTAAGAAGTCTTTAAAGTTATTAGTGATCAATGATATTGAATTATGTGGTTCGTGATCTACTTTTTCATCTAAACCAAACCATGAATCTTCCATACGTGGAACAGCATCAAAAGATATTATTTGCCTTACTTTCACAACATCTTCTTCAAGATAACCAAGTATTCTTGGTCTGAAAACATATTCATTAATATTTTCAGATATTAATTTAGAGAGGGAATTATCTATTATCTCAACATCACCCATTAAAGAATCGTTAACTACCCTTATATTCTTAACAATATGTGTAGAATTACTTAAGCAAAAAACTCTATCTTGTCCTATTTGACCATAAAATTCTTGGTCTAAATCAACATTTTCGAATGATGATTGTGTGTATTTTCTATTATTTAAATTCTTTATATTAAATTTTAATAACTCAACGGTTATTTCCATAATTTAATCTTTATTTTATAGTACTTTTAGGGTTAAATAAGGGATTTGTTTATTATATTACATAGTTAATATATAACTAAAATCGACCTATTTAACTTGAAAAGGATTTTAAACATATTATTAATAATTTCTATTTTATTTACCTCATCATGTGGAGTATTTAAAGATAGTGAAATTGATGAAGATCTTGGTAAAGGTTTTAGTGATATATCATCACCGAACGGATTTAGCAGTGGAAATGAAGCTAAGGATGAAAAAGAAATATCCTTTATTAAAAGAGAGATATCAGTTGTTAGTAGTAGAAACGTTCCAAAAGATGGAGCTCCTTTCAGAGATGTTGAGGGAATAGATGTTGATGTTGATGTTGAACCAACTTCAAATGTATATGTTAATACTGAAAATTTAAATATAACTGATAATACTTCTGATACTTCTAATAATTCATCGAAAGGAACTATCGCTTATTCTGTACCAAAAGAAATGCAAGTAGGTGAATCATATCAAGTAAAGTTAAGAATAACAAAGGAAAAGGGTAAGGAGATCAATAAAACTCTTATAATAGGGGAAAGAGAGATACCTATAGCTGACTCAGACATACAATCTAAAGTAACAATTGAACATATTAGGGTGGAAAGGTCAATGAAAGCATCACTCATATCAGAAGATGAATCATTTAATATCACACCACTGAATACTGAGAATCAAATATTAGAAGATGAAAGTTATACTGAATGGGGATGGATCGTTTCTCCACTTGAAAGTGGTAAACATTATTTAAAACTGATAATCAAAATTAAAATTGAGATAGAAGGGGAATCAAGTTATAAAGATATAGTCGTATTTGATAAAAATATAGAAGTTAAATCAAACTTGAAATATGGTATTAAGAGTTGGTTTTCTAGCTATTGGCAATGGTTGCTTTCTTCTATTATAATTCCATTAGTTATCTTTTTATATAAGAAAAGAAAGGATAAAAAAAAGGAACAATAATACTATTATTCCTTTTTCTTTTTATCTTTATTTAAACCCCATACTGAAATCATTATAAATCCTATACCACCGACATATAAAATAGGATGAGGTTCGATACGATTAATTGCTAATAAAATAGAAGTAAAAAAACACGATACAGATAAAAATGAGAATATTTTAAATATCTTCATTATTACTTATAAACATAATGTTGAGAATTTTTAGACATTTCCAAAAATAGACATGAAGGTTTATATCTTTTTATTTTACCAGTGTGTCTATCAATAGAAAATTTAATAGATATACTATGACTTATATCTAATAATCTAGAAGCTTTATCCGCATATTTAATTATTTCCCCATAATAACTATAATCTCTCCTATTGAGACTTATTTCATACTTCCCATTAGGTTTAATTTTTATTCTACTTTTACTAAAATATCTTGTTTTACTCATACCTCATTCCTTTTTTCTTCGATAAGGTTTTTCAGTTCCCTTACCATATCATTATCTCGTTCTTTAACTGCTTTCTTTAATTCAATTTCTAATTCATCAATAACCTCTAGAAGTCTAATTCTTTTAAACTCAGAAATATGATCTTCTAAAGCTACTGTGAGACCTTGTCCTTGATTCCCAAGTCTTATTAACCCCATTCTAATTAAGGAGTCTAATGAACCTTTAAAATCACCCTCTGTGAGAGATGATAAAGATAGTAAATCTTTATATTTAATCCAAAAATTACGCGGATCACTATCCATTGTGAGGATAGATAATATAGTTATCTCTTCTGATGAAAGTTCATCTTTTTTATTTTTCCAATTTATTCCCATATCTTTATATATTATCTTATTCGTCTCTAGGATCTTTAAAAGTATCATCTTCATAATCCTTAAAACGATTTTTAATTTTATCGCGTAATTTCTTAATTTTTACAATAGTTACTATAATAAAAACAACTATTATAGTTGCAAAAATAGTTAAAAGGTTATAATCTGTTATTGTGTCCATATTATTTTTATTATTGATCAAATTATTATATTAATAAGTATATATCATGATGTTACATTTTTAGAAATTTTACCTGATACTTTTTTTTCTAATTTCTCATTAAGATCTTCCATCTTTTTTCCTAGAAAAGAAAGATCCCCTGATTTTAAAAATGTACGTAATTTCCATTTGAAATCAAGATTTGAAACTGATGTATCATTTATAAACTGTATAATAATCTTTTCCCTTTTGTTCACTTTTACTTTTTATTTAAAATAGGATTAAAATTTAAGAAACCAAAAAGAACCCCCTAATTAATTAGAGGGTTCAATGTACCACGCAAAAGGATTAAATACAACAATCCTCTATTTTTATTCTGTGCTATTCACTAGAAAGCGTGGGTTTATCTTTAATTTTATATTAACCTTTAGATCTTATCAAATTTAAAATATCACTTAATTTCCCTTCTATTTCTTTGATATCATCTTTTGATAAAGGATCATCGAAATATTTATTTAACTCTTAAGTCATATCACTACCATGAGTGGGAGATCCCAAATCATTAGAAGTTCCCCAACAAGAAACAATAAAAGATATAGATTCGATTATTTCTTTTTGTTCATCACTGGGTTTATTGTTTAGTTTGTTATCCATAATTTGTTTATTTTAAAATCTCTTTAATCATTTCTTCATCGTTAGTTATATTTACTTTATAACATTCACTATTTTCATTATAATACCGTATAGAGTATGATCTAAGGTAATCTATCATATTATTATATACAAACCATTTATCGGAAAGAAGGTTATCAAAATTATCTATATGACTATAACCCTTATTGGAAGGTTTACCATCTAAATATTCTTTAGATATTTTTTCCAAGAGTATTATATAATTCCTAAGAGAAGATATATCATTTTCATTATTATTAAATGAAAGTTTAATATTATGAGAACCAAATTCACCATCTGTTTCTATTAATAGAACATACACGTTTTGAGGTTTCTTATACCTAACTTTATTTCCTATAATAATATTCATCTTATTTATTTTTAAATATTAATGTTTGATCATGTTTAAAATCAGGAGATGATTTAACTTCTTTGATTTCCCTTTCTGAAATATTATAACGTCCACCATTTTTTAAATTAAATGACATACGTGATCTAGGAACAAAAAGTTTATTTTTATATACAAACATACCTTCTTTCACAGTAATAGAAAACCCACTTTTAACTTTTACAAAAATATCAAGAATCCAACAATGAGAAAACCTACCTATTTGACCTGGTGATGAGATTACAAACCCCGATACATTACCAAAATCATCCTCAGTCCCTACTATGATCTTACCAGAAATTTTTGATCGATATATTTTATATCCTTTCACATCATCAATTTTAATGATAAAAGAACAATACCAATACTAAAAAATATAAAAGAGATTACATAAAAAACCATAGAAAAAAGGGAATATGTTCTCCTATAAGCTTTTAAATCTTCTATTGACTTATTCTTATACTTTTTTTCCCTATGATCTTTTAAACCTTCTGATAATTTATTCTTATACTTTTTCATCTGATTTTATTATTTTCTCACATTCTTGTTCTAACTCTTCGACCCACTTTAAACATAATACAGAAATATCAATACTTAATTTTTTAGGTATTTTTATTTCGGATCTACGTTCATTTTTCCATAAACCTAGAAAAGAAGTTGTTATTTTTCTTTCAATCATAGTGGAGCTACTTCTTACTTTAGGGTGTTGAGTATCATTATATTCAAGAAATTTAAGAAACTCTTTTAGGTCTTTTATATCATTTTCTATTTCTTGAACCCTTTTAATCTTTTCTTGTCTTGTCATTTTTATACTTAATTGTTGGTTATTTATTTTCACTTACCTTGAACTCTATCTTCTTTAGGAATAGAAGGGATAACCCTTTTTTTAACATCCTTTACCTTTTGGGATTCTTTATATTCTTCGAGTTTAACTTTAGCAAACTCATCAAGAATAGAACCTAGTCCTTTTCCGTTAACTCGATCTTTACCATATTTTCCATCTAAAAATTGTTTTCCGTTCATGTGTTAATTTTAATTAATTTATAAAAAATGGGAGGATTATAATAACCCTCCCATTTATCTTATTGACCTACTATGACAATAGTGAGTTCTTAATTCGGTTGATACTTTCATCCTTTCCAAGAATAACCATTGTAGTCATAAGATCTGGACCTGATACTCCACCAGTTAGAGCTTGTCTAAGACCCGGCATTACCTTTCCAAATCGATAACCTTTCTCTTTTACAGTTAATTTGTAAATGAGATCTTTAATTGGTTGACCTTCTTTAAAGTTTAACCCTTCGTTTTCAAGGTGAAAATCAAAGTTTGAGAATACATTTCTAAACTCATCATTAAACTTAGAAACATCAGTATAATTTTCAATTGGTTTTAAGAAGATATCAATAATAGTTGAGAGATCTTTTCTAAAAACAGCTCTTTCTTTAGCTAAATCTAGAACCATTTCTAACTTTTCAGTACCCCATTCTGAAACTTCTTCAGATGTAAATACATCAGAGATACTTAGTTTATTCACATATTGTGAGTTAAACCAATTTAATTTCTTAATATCAAATCGACATCCTGCTTTTGATACTCTATTCATATCAAAATCTTCAATCATTTCATCCATTGAAAGGATTTCTTTATCGTTAGTTGGTGTCCAGCCAAGTAAAGCAAGGAAGTTAACAAATGCGTCAGACTCATAACCTTGTTCGTCATAACCTAACATATTCACGAGGTTACCTTTCTTATCTTCAACATCACATGTCAAAGGAAATACAGAGAAACCGTTAGTAATACCACTTCGTTTGGAAAGTTTACCTTTACCATTTGGGTTTAAAATTAATGGTAGGTGAGCAAATGTTGGTCGATCAAGTCCAAGAGCGTCATATAACATACAGTGTAGGCTTACACTAGGTAACCATTCTTCACCTCTAATTACATGAGTGATACCCATTTCATAATCATCAACAATGTTAGCCATATGGTATGTAGGAATCCCATTCTTTTTCAAAAGAACTTTATCATCCATAACATTTGATTGAAGTTTAACTCTTCCACGAATCATATCATCAACTTCAATGATTTCATCCTTTGGACAGTTAAATCGAATAACATATGGAGTCCCATTTTCTAACAATTCGTTTACTTCATCTTCTGATAGTGTGAATGAATTTTTCATATTCATTCTACTTTTTCGGTTGTAGGCAAAGTTCTTAACACCGTTTTCTTTCAACTCAGCTCGATAAGCGTCCAATTCTTCGGGTGTATCAAATGCGTAATATGCATCTCCCGAGTCAATTAGTTGTTTGATATATTTATCATAGATACCTGCTTCAGATCTTTCTGATTGTCTATAAAGACCAATATCTTCATTTGGATTCCAAGGAGATTCATCAACACTTATACCAACCCATTCCATAGATCTTTGGATGTAATCTTCTGCTCCTTCTACAAAACGTTTTTGGTCAGTGTCTTCAATCCTTAGAAGAAAATCACCGTTGTTTTGTTTTGCGAATAAGTAACAGATTAGAGCCGTCCTCAGTCCCCCTAAATGTAAATTTCCAGTAGGAGAAGGTGCAAAACGAGTTCTTACTTTTTTATCAGTTTTTAAAGTTTGATTTGTTTTTGACATATATTATTTAGTTTTTAATTTTTGGTTATATGTGTAAATATAGAGATAATAAATCGATTGACCAAACAAATTTATATTTTTCTTCGATTTATTTTTCACCATTTCTTCTTATTTTTCTTTCGTATCTTATTTAATTTCCAATCCCTTATTTCATATTTTTCAACTTCATGAGTGTTACCTTCTAAATAATCATACCTATAATTTGTAATGGTTATATATATGAAAATTATTAAGAAATAAATATAAGGTAAAAATAAATACTTAAAAATGATGCTAATAGCTATAAAGATAGAATAAATTACAATCATAGAAGATATTTCAATAAAGTTTTCTTTGATTTTTTCTAACTTAAAAATAAGTAAACCATCAGAGGTAAATATTATGAAAGAATAACATATAGATAAAAATACTGAGGTTGAAATTGTCAGAGGATTAACTTCTACACTTAAACTAAGTAAGGGGACAAAGAATATAAATGATAAAAAAAGGTTAAAGAATATCACATTCTTCTTAAATGAATATTTAAAGAAAGGATATTTTTTCTTTAAAATTTTTATCCTTATTTCCTTATCAGACATCTTTATTATTCTTTTTATGATCAATATATTTCTTCTCATCAGAAATAATAACTGTGTTATCCGAGAGTATGATAAAACCCTTATCTTTCAATTCATCTAACCTTTCTTCTATCTCTACCTCTTTTTTAGTTTTTAACTCACCATCTTTTTTAGAATCATAAACCTTAACTTTAACATCACCATGATAAAGATCTATTTCGTGGTTATTCATTTTGTCAATAATTGGACCAATATCTCCATTAAAATCTTCATTACCTTCTAAATCTTCCCATATAGTCAATTTGTTTAAATATGAATCAACTTTATGTTTTCCACCATTATACTCAAAGGTAGCAGTGTAGTATCTTTTATTATCTTCATCGATAAAGTAAATCCTAGATTCTTCCTCTTTAGTGTCTGCTGATTTATCAATTTTTTCAAGGTCAACCTTTTCTTCTTTGATCAGAGGGTTTTTTGATATAATATTTTCTATTTTACCTTTGAATAAATCCCATTCAGAAGGTATATCATGGACTCTTGTTTCAATTGGTTTTTCTTTATAGAATTTATAAACCCCTATTTTAGTAGATACCATTATAAAGTCTCCATCAGATTCTTTTTCTTTGAACCCTAGATCCTTTAAGAATTCAGACATAGCTAGTTTCATATATTTGTCATCTAAGTGAGCGATAAGGTCATTCCCTTTTTTAGATAATATTCTATCTAACCGAGAACCTATATTAGTTTTAGAACCAGGTGATAATCCAGATTTTCCCATATTTTTTTAGTTTAATGTAATTTTGCTAGATGAGTCCACAGTGATAAATATAGTGAATATAGCTCCAAGAACATAATTTAATGATATTAAAAATAAAAATACAAAAAGTGTATCTACTATTTTATTTATCAAATCAAAGAGTCTCATCATTAGTTATTTTAAAGTAATAATAGTTATCTTTTTTATAAAATCAAAATAAAAAACTTTTTAAAACCAAATATCCTAAATCCATACTTTTATATTTATATATACTATAAGAAATACTAACCAAAACCGATATTTATTGGTTTTATAATATAATATATAAGTATATAAAAAAAGAAAACTATAGATATGCCAGAAGTACAAATAGGAAGCTTTGGAAGACCAGGTATCTACATTAGAGAATTCGGTGACAGTGTTATCGAAACACCTATTGTTGAGGGAATCCAAAATGCGGTTCTTGGTTTTGCTAAGAAAGGACCTTTCAATACACCAGTTGTGATAAATAACCAAACAGATTTAGAATCTATATTTGGTCCAATTGATAGAAGGTTAGAGAGAAAAGGATCTTTCTTCCATAGAACTATATCTAAACTACTAGAATCAAACCCAGTAGTAGCAATAAATTTACTTTTAACAGATGATAACTTAGATACATTAGAATATCAAAGTTTTTCAACTTCAACGAAGAATTTCAATTATGTTAAAAAAGATGGACCATATTCAAGGTTCTTTGATAGATCAGGTTTTTGGAAAAAAGATACAGATTCATTCAATACATTAGCAAATGAAGATCCAAATGCTGATGAAAGAATATTAAACTTTACTAATATGGGTGAGAAACCTATTTCAGTATTCGTATTTAAATCAACTCAAACGGGATTTGATGTAGATATGATTTCTTGGTACGGAAGTCCAGATGATATTCCTTTATTTGTATATCCAACAGATTATGTTTCAGATTATATGGTTGATGTTGTAGTTTTATCAGGTGACTGGACAGACTATCAACAATTAGCTGTTGATTCTAGATGGGGTAATTACTTTAACTCATCAGGTTTAATTAAATCGGAAGTTTTAAATTTCATAAATGATCCAGCATCAAGTGTGTTATCTTATTACCAAGGACTTAGTTTAATACCTTATTTTAGAGATGCAAATGGTAGAGATATATTTATAGAAAATGTTATAAATAGAGATACAGATAAGAATGGATTATTTTGTGGATATGATATTGATGCTGTTCAAGATACAGATTACCCAACAGGTTTAATTGACCTTATTGGTAACAACTTGATCGCAACAACCCAAAGAGATATGCCAGAGGAAGTTAATTTCTTATCTTATAAAGATGTTGTAACAGATAATGTTACATTTGAAACAAAACTTTTAGATACTCCAGGGAATGTAATTTCTTATGGTAGTTTATATAAAGGTGGTACACCTTCAAACCCATCACTTGATAGGTCAGCATTTTATGCTGAAAATCATGTATATGATGTTACAGAAAACTCTGGTTTAACAACCGGTTTTGGTGCAACAAGTGGTGTTCCAACCTTATCAACAGATATCACACTTGAATATCAAGTTGGTCCTGATGCTTACGCTGTTATAGGTGGTCAAGTACTTGAATTGGAAACTACGGCAACATTCTCAATTGACCCATCAGATTATGTTGACGCTGATGATGGAGCTAATATTGAAGATGCAACTCCATATAAATCAACAGTAGTTGTGGATAACACAGGAACTATTAAGATGATCAACAACATGACAAATGATGATAACCCAACAGTTGCTACAACAGATATTGTTTTAGGATATGTAGATTTTTCGGTTATAAAAATCGGTCTTACTAATTCTATTGTAGATGAAAGAACAAAACTTACAAATGTTAGTGTTGATTCTTCTGGTTTTGTTGAACTTCAAGAAAGTGTTGACTTTACTGTAACCTTTAATGGTGGTGAAATAACATGGGAATTTTTAGGTACTGCTCAAGCAGCAGACCCTAATGAATATGAGATATATAGAATATTTAAATTATTTAATAACTTACTTAATTTATTAGGTGGTCCAAATAAAGGTGAAGCGACACTAATCATAGATGGTAATATTAAAGCTTCTTTAGATACTATGAGCGTTACGGATATTGAAACTCTAACTTCTGTAAATAAAGAGTTTACTCTTGTAACAGGACTTGTTGAAACTGATATGACAGACCTTGGAGGTAATACATCAGGTACATATAACTTATTAGTGTATGTAAAGGATGACGAGTTCATATTAGGTACAGATTCGTTAATTACAACTAATCAATTACCAACAACAACTCAAGGTATCGTAGCTAAATATTCAGATTTTTATGATAAGTATAGAGATGGTATTATTAATACGAAAGACTTTTTCTATAAGAATATGATAGCAACAGAATATGATGTTGACTTTGTAGACTTTAATGGACAAGATTATATCGTATTTGAAGATACAACTGGAATAAACCCTATCGGATTTAATACAAATGATAGAGTTATTATACCAGATTCAGAGTTTAATTCAGATGTATTCACAATTACAAATAATTCAAACTTTATAAATGGTCTAGTAACAGGTGGTGTTTATACATCTCCTACTGATAGATACGCATTTAGAGTTACTGAAAACGTAAGTGGATCAAGTAATGATATTAAAGAATCAATTAGTAATGTTGATAGAGTATGGGACGCAAATGACTTAGCTTATTTGAAGATGTACTTTGATAACAGTGGTATATTGAGTGTTGAATTCCAAGACCAATTACTACAATCAACAAGTCCTATTGATATAAACAATAATATTGAAATAACAGTAGTATCACAAAAGACTAATTTCCAACAAACAGTTGAGATTGAAGTTCCTGCGGGATACGTTCAAGTACCAAATAAGATACTTGTAAATGGACAAAGATTTACAGAAGTTAAGATAGGTGATTTCTTACTAGCTGATGTAGATGAGAGTCAATTAGAAGCTGATGAGGTAGCTAAAAGAATGACAAGAATTCTTTCTAAGAAAGTTTACCCAGCTAATACTGATCTTGTTGAAATAACAACAGATGCGTCTATTAAGAAATATGATTTTAATGGTGATCTTCAAACAACAAGATTTACAAGAATAGATGACTATATAACAGTTTATAAAGGATTCAGAATGAATGGATTCAAAGTTAGAGAAGCATCTATTCCAGATGGTACAGAAGAAAGACAAGATGATATCTTAAACATTGTTGAAAAAGGATCAAATATGTTTAAAGCTATTACTGATAAAAATGTGATTGATTTCAGATATTTAGTCGATTCATTTGGTAATGGTTTAACAGAAAATTCTAAACAACAACTTGTAGATATTTGTGGAGAAAGATTAGATTGTTTTGGTTTCATTAACATGCCAAGTATGAAACAATTTAAGAATTCAACTTCACCATCATTCGTTGATGATGAAGGAGTTCTACAAACAGAATTCATTAAACAAGGTGGTGACCCAGAAAGTAACCCAGCTTTCCTATACTCATTAGCAGAGGGAACGGGTGTTACAACAGTTGGTTATTTCGCACCTTACTTAACAGTGAATGATAACGGTAGACCATTGAGTTTCCCACCAGCAGCATACGTTGCAAGTACATACCTTAGAAAGTTTAATACAACACAAACTAATATAAGACCTTGGACTGTTTCAGCAGGTGTAACTAATGGTCAGATAACAGGTATCGCTGGTCTTGAGAAAGAATTTAACGGTGAAGATATTGAAAATCTAAATGAAATGAAAGTAAATCCAATAGTTTCTAAGAGAAATAGAGGATTTGTAATAGAGACTGAAAATACAGCTCAAACGTTCGTTAGATCAGCACTATCATTTATTCACGTAAGAGAGGTTCTTATCGAGATCGAGGAAGAATTAGCAGCAATGTTACTCAACTTCCAATGGAAGTTTAACACTCCAGAAGTTAGAGCTGAGATTAAGTTAAGAGCAGATGCTATTTGTGAAAAATACGTTAACCAAAATGGTTTATTCAACTTCTTTAACAAGATAGATTCAGAAAATAATACTGATGAGTTGATAGATAATCAAATTGGGGTATTAGATACATATCTTGAACCAGTTAAGGCTATGGGAATAATTGTTAATAACATTACAATCACAAGGACTGGTGGTATTGAATCTAGTGGATTTGCATAAAATTAAACCAACCTATAATGTTTTATCATTATAGACAAAGGGAACTATTAATAGTTCCCTTTTTTGTTTAAACACAATTAATTTATTTTACTATATATAGTAATGTTAAGTAGTGAATTTATATATGAATTTGAGAATAATAATAAGTCTGGAAAAATGACCAAGGAAAAATATATCATTAAAAATTATAATAAAGACTATGATCATATTATTAATTTTTGTGAAAATTTAGATATTCCATTTAAACAGAAAGTTTATCATACAGTTAATAAAATAAAAAGTTACTTATTATGTGAAAACCCACAGTGTGAAAATAAAGTTAAGTTTAAGAATTCAAAATTGGGTTACCTTTGATGATCCGCCGATCAGTGCTATTCAGTTTAGAATGTTGAATAAGAGTAAAGGTCCAGCGATGTGGTCGCCGAGAACGCAGAATGATAGAATGCATAAATATTGTAGTAATAAGTGTATAGGACTCGATCCAAAAGTTATTAAAAAAAGGAAGAGTCTAATATTAAAAAATATGGAACAAAACACGCTTCCTTAAATAAAGATATAAAAGAGTGTGATGTTAGAGAAGTTAAGGATAACCAAGTGGTAATAGATTTTTTGAATAATAATCATATTCAGGGGTACTCAAAAAGTAAAATAAAGATGGGATTATTTTATGAAGATGAATTAGTTTCTCTGATGACTTTTGGTGATATTAGAATTTTTATGGGAAGTAAAGACCAAGAAAAAAACAATTATGAACTTATAAGATTCTGTAATGAAAAAGGGGTAAATGTTATTGGAGGAGCATCAAGATTATTTAAGAATTTTTTAAGAAATTATAAACCCAATAAAGTCATATCATACTCTGATAATAGTTATTCAGATGGTAGATTATATAAGACATTAGGATTTGATATTAGTGAAAGTAAGGTTCACTTAAATTACCATTGGGTTATTAATAAGAAAAGGGAACACCGATATAAATATAGAAAGTCGGTTCTTGTTAAAATGGGATATGATTCTAATAAATCTGAAAAAGATATAATGTATGAAGATGTAGGAGCTTATAGGGTATGGGGTTGTGGTAATAAAAAATGGTTATATGTTAATAAACTTTAGTATTAATATAGTGGAAATATGAAATTTTCGAGTATGATCGAAACATTTGTACTAATATTATATAAGATTATTTTATTATAGACAAAGGAAACTAATAATACTATAATATAAAAACCATCTTATCAAAATAATATATAATCTGAAAAATAATATTATGATTGTGATCTATGGTTCATATAATACGTAAAAATACCCACAAATCTGATAATAGAAAATTCAGATTGTTCCTTTTTAAAAAGAAAATATCACATAATGTTTTCTTTAATAATAACTGTGAATATAATTTAGATGGCATCGATCAATTTGATATTAATAAATTATTTGGTATGTCATTTGGATTTCACCATAAAAATTCAGCAAGGTTTGGATGGAGGTGGTCGGAAGAAAATCAATCAATGGAAATATTAGCTTATGTTTATAGGAATGGTGAAAGAGTTAAGGAATGGGATGAGAATATAAAAATATGTAACTTAAAACCATTCGAAAGTGCTGAAATGTCAATTGATGTTAAAGATGATAATTTCGTATTTACTGTTAAAAAATTAAATCCATATTCTACTTATACAACAAAGATAAAACATGGTAATTTAAAATTATGGGGTTATTATCTAAATCCTTATTTTGGTGGTAATAGAGAATCTCCACATGATATGACTATAATGTTAAGTTAAAGAAACTTCCACTTTTTCAGGTTTTTTATTTTTTAGTATAACATCACATCTTTCCCTTCGTTGATAGAATTCTAAAAATTCTTTTTTATTGATTTGTTGAATTACATTATTAACATCATTAGATTCAGAATCCATATTTAATGTGAAATACTCACCATATGTTGTTTTAATGAAAAGTATGTTATTACTTTTAAATAAGTTTTCACTTGAAATAAACTTAATTTTTTTATTATGTGGTAATTTTTTTCTTAACCTCTTTCTTCTGTTGTATTGTTCCTCCATATCAGAAGTGATGACAAATCCCACATTCTGTATTTGTTTATTTTTAAAATAAAACCCACCCACATTCTGATAAAATTTACTTTGTAAGTTGTGTGAAAAACTAGTGTAAATCAATTCAATTTTATCTTCAAAGATTCCTTTAACCTTAGTACTATATAAGCAAAGCCCGGTTCTATTTTTTATTATATGAATAACTTGACATAATCTATCAAAATTAAATAAATCCTTATCAATTAGTATTCCCATTCTATCAAAAAGAACACTTAAATCAACACCAATACACTTTTCTATCTTATAAGTAAATTCACGAAAAAAGTAATCATCCATGAATGAACCTATATCAGTATCGAGAAGTTGATCTCTTGTGATATGGTAATCATCTAATAATATGTTTTCGATATGTTCAGATATATCTTGTAGTCTCATTTTTTAATCTAAAATAGATATTTTACACCATTTACCAAAACGAAAATTAAAATCTAACTTTATAATATAATATATACTTTAAGAAAAATAATTAACGATATGAAAATTCATAAAAAAATAGGTAATTTTTTAGAATCATTAAATGAAAATGTTTCATCTGAACTCGATTCTGAAACAATATTACACATACTAAATCTTAAAATAGATGAAAAGATAGATGAAATCGAAGATGAAAATTCTAGGACTATGGGAATTGGTATCGGTGAATCTAAAATCAGTATTCTTAATTGGGTGAAAGGTGTTATTAGTGATTTCGAAAAAACAAATGAATCTAATGATAAGGGTATGGAACAAAAAGAGAATGTAAACGAAAGTAATGAGCCAGATTATAGAGACTATTTCATGGGTAAATTAGAAGAATTCGAAGCTGATTCTCCAGCTGACCTTACTAAAGATCAATGGGAAGAAATCAACAGAGGATGGACTTCAGAAGATGAAGGAAATTATCATACTTTTTTCAGAAATAAAATGGAAGAATTTGGAGCTGATTCACCAGCTGATATGACTAAAGAAGTTTAGATCTTTCTATGAAAGATGAGAATCCAGAAGAATTATAATGAAAAAAAATAATAACAATATCAAAACATTTATTCAATTTAATGAGGGAAATGATCACGATTTCTTAGATCCAAAATTATGGTCAAAGATGAAATCAGTTATGGATGATATTGATTATGATATGTTAAAGTATGAAATCGGTTCGTCTTATTATGATGAAGATGATGATGATTTTGAAGATGAATTAGACTACTATGAATCACATACCCATTTTACAGAAGATGACTTAATAGAAGAAGTTACAAGTCGTATTAGAATGGGTTTAAATATTAAAGATATTGATAAATATAGACAAAGAATTGAAAACTATATAGAGAAATATATTTGAAAAGTTTAACAAAATGTAACTTAAATCCCTGATAATAGGGGAATAATGAGTTTTAATATATAATATATAAAATTAAGAAAGAAAAAATAATTAAAAAGATATGCCTTTACCACATTTCACCCAACTTCAATCAACTAATGTAAACTTTGAACCAGTTTATCCTTCGTTGTTTGAAATAACATTTGTTTTACCAACTTTACTTCAAGAAGAAGGAAGAGATCCTTTAGTGATGTTGGAAAATGCTACTAATGTAACTTTACCACTTACTCCAGACATTACACCTACAGAACAAAGATTCAAGTTCTCTACAAGAAGATATTTAACACTTCCTGAGAGCACACACATGGACTTTGATATTAACTTTAATTTAAATGTTAATGAAGATGGTGCTGTTTTTATTTGGAACACATTAAAGAGTTGGTATGATAAAGTATGGAACTCTCAGAACGGATCAACAATGTACAAAAGAGACCTTGTTGGTACAGTAGTAGTTAACCAACACGATAAAAAAGGTTTTGTTATAAGACGAGTAACATATCAAAATGCTCAGTTAATGGGTATTGGTGAAATAGCTCTAGATTGGACAAATAATACAAGTATTGTTGAGCCAGTTCAAGTTAACTTTACAGCTGATTACTGGACAGATGAGTACATTGATAATGACTTTGAAATCACACCTGATAACATACTTTAGAATTAAACTGGTAACAAAATGAAAAAAAACAGCATTATATCAGATTGGTTAGCCCAGAACGGTGACCCAGAAATAGACCAATTTGTAGAAAAAAACCTTGCCATTACCGAAAAAGTGAGGAATAAACTTATTTTAAAAGGATGGAACAATGGAGACTTAGCCAAAGCAATGGGTAAATCTCCTTCAGAAGTGTCCAAATGGCTTTCGGGTATGCATAATCTCACCTTAAAAAGCATCATAAAAATGGAGCGAGCTTTGGAAACAGAACTTATCCATTGTGAACCAATTAAAGAATTTGAATACTATAATATTAAATAATAATTATAAGTTCCCCATAGGATACGTTCTATGGGGTTTTTTTAATCCTTATTCTTATTTTTAATATTCTCTTTAGCTATATGAAACATTGTAACCTTTTTATCTGACATTCCAATTGGACACTTTTGGAAGTTATGGAAATTAAGTAATGTTTCATAATCTTTTATATTGTCGATATTGATAAATAACTTTCTTTTATTTGTAACAACTAAATTTTTCAAATCTTTTTTATCTAATATCTTAGGGAGTTTATTTAAACTAATAGAATGTTTTTTAAATAAAGAAATTACATTAGAATCTATTTTATTTTCTTTACCATCTAGTATTTGTGATAATCTTTTCTCTCTTTTAATTGATTTTAATGTATCCTCACTTTCCAATGTGTATGTTATGAGGGTATCCTTTTCACTTCTCATTTTCATTTTAGCAAAATGAAGAGCTTTATATGGTTTTGATAATTTACTTCCGCTTTTAACTACGTATAATTTCTCAGGTACTTTCATAGGAATTATATAAAATGGAATTATATTTGTTTATTTATTTATTTTAATAGAGGAAGAGGGTTAAATACTATATATAATAATATTAAAAAAATATCCTTAAAAATTATGGGCGACGATAATAAAAATAATAAACAAGACAAGAGTAACAGTAAGAAAGATGACTTTCTTAGAAGTTATATTGAAGAAACTGATGTGAACAATAAGTCTGAAAATGAAAAAGCTTTCAAAGACAATATTAAATCAGATAGTACTGAAAGAGCTTCGGAACTAGAATACTTCCATTTTGATACAAAAGATTTACCACTAGGAGCATTTTACCCTAATGGTACAAAGGTAATGGTAAGACCAGCTAAAGTTAAAGAGATCCAATCTTATTCAATGGTTGATGATGATAACTTTTACGACATTGTAGAAAAAATGAATGATATGATTGCATCATGTGTAAGAGTTAAATATGCTGATGGATCTATGGGATCTTATTTAGATATCAAAGATGGAGATAGATTCTATTTGATATTTTTAATTAGAGAGTTAACTTTCCAAAAAGGAAATGGACTTTTTGTAAAAGCTAAATGTTCATGTGGTGAAACTAATGAAATTGAATTAGGCAGAAAATCATTTGTTTTTCATGAAATGGATGGTGATTTAGAACCTTATTTTGATCAAGGTGAAAAAGTATTTTACTTTGAAACACGAAATGATGATGTGTTCACATTAGCTCCACCAAATATTGGAATTCAGAAGAGCTTTACAACTCACATTATTGAAGATTATAAAGAGAAAAATCCACCAAATATGAGCTTCTTGAAAGTAATACCATTTACACTTACTGACAGAAATAACATATCTAGTGAAGGTATTAAAAAGAAATTAAGAGATTATCAAAATTACAATATGGAATCTTTCCAATTCTTAAATGCGGCAGTAGATAAAATGAGGTTTGGTATCAAACAACTAAAAACAGTATGTTCTTCATGTAACACTGAAGTTTATACAGACATGGTGTTTCCCAGAGGAGCCTCAGGTATTTTCGTTGATGACAATTCCTTTGACAAGTTTATTAAAAAATAAGGTTTTAATGTATAAACACTATAATCTACAAGATTCAACAATAGACAATTGGGCATTTTGGATGTTTGAAGAGGTTGTGAAGATCATAAATGAGATTGTAGAAGAGGAAGATAAACAACAAAAGAAGCAAAAAGAAGAACAATCTTCTGGTATGGGTAACCTTAACCCATCTTCTTATATGAAGTCCATGAGTAGTATGGCAAATAAGTTTAAGTAACAATAACGAAATACTAGGCAACCTGTTAAGGATAGATAAATACAAAATAAAAAGAGAGATAGAATTAGTCTATCTCTCTTTTCTAATTAAATAATCTCCCATTTTTTATAAATTTAAAAATAAAATTTATTTAATATCTTTTTGTGTGACTGGTTTATCACATTTAGGACATTTAACATAGCCCACCTCATCGTTAGGAGATTATATCGCTGCTTTCAGTAATGAGTATGCAGGTATGTATTTCGGCTCTCCTGGAGCAGTCGAGGTAGAGGAAGACCCGATTCAGGAATAGATGTATAATCAAACTCATTTTTACAATTAGGACACACAGATATATTACCCATCTTTATTATCCTCTTATCGGTTCTATGTTAAAACCTAATTTTTCCTCTCTTATTTTAAAGTTTTTGGTTATTTCTGAATCAATAAAATCTTTGTTTTTATTAAACCTATCAATTCTTTCAGAGTCAGAATTTTTAATATCATAGTAGATCCCCTCCTCGTCATTTCTAAAATCCCATATACCACCGAGTTTTTCATACCCATGTTCGGATACTATTTCAAGAGCTAATCCTAGAGGGTGAAAAAATCTTCTATTAACTTCTTGTAGGTAACCTTTTTCTCTAAATTCTTTAATACCTATTCTTTTAATCTTGTCTGAGTCCATCTTTAATAATTTCTTTTGTATATGGATGTACCCTATCACCATTTTCGTTTTTTATAGTTTGTATTTCTAAATCCTCTGGAGTTTCCTTTTTAAGTGAGCCATCATTAAATACATTACGGAGGAAATTTAAATCATTTAAAATTTTACCATATTTATTACTAAATCTATCTCTACCCCATTCAGTGTATAGTTTTATATTCATGATAAACTTAGTTTGGTTAAGTATTTGATCTTTAAAATCATCTACTCCAAATTCTTCTTTCATACCAAATAAATAATGATAAATGTGATTGTCAGTGTTAAAGGACATCATGTCACAATCTCTAATTATTTTTTGTTGTATATTAAGTTCTACATCTTTGTGAGGAAATTGAGTTGATTCAATTATAGATATAACATTTTCTTGAAATTCTGTTTCTTCTTTACCAACTTCACCATCATTATATTCTACCCAAAAAGATTTAAAGCTTTCAATACTATTTGCGACATTCTCACTATCAGTCAACTTACCACCTGAATGGTTAACATCATGGAATAAGGAAGCGATACATAATTCTTCTTCTGCTTTACTATGTAAGACTTCATTTAATTGGTAGTAGTTTGATGCAGAATATGCACTATTAAATACTAACATTAAATGTTCCATATTGTGATATGGTAGAGTATTTGATTTTGAGTTAAGGGAAATATACTTAAATGCTTTCAAGTATAAATCATTAATTTTTAAGACATCTATTTTCATTATAATATAAGAGTTATTTTTTCTTTATATCATAACTGAGTTTCTTTGTTTAAAATAAAAAAGGTGAGTAGAAATACTCACCTTTTTGTACCGTTTTTATATATTTTATCTATTTGCTAGTTCTGTAGCTCTTGGTCGATCATATTCGTAACTATTTGATATAAACAAGTCACCATTATTATTCCGTAGAAATGCTCCATCGATCATAGTATCGAAATATGGTCTTTGGTAATTTGATTCATCAATTTTTGAGATCAATAGTCCTGTTTTTCTATTTTCATTTGGAGTAACAAATTCTTCTTTACAATCATATGATTGTCTGAACTTATGAACCATTCCTTTCTTTTTTGCCCATGACTTAAATAAAGCGATATCTTTGTCATTATTGGTATAGATTCTATCCATAAAAGAACCCTCAAAAACAGTTCCATCGTTAAATAAAATTTTAGAATCGTTCCAAATAAGTGCTCTACCTCTAACTTTTTTAGTTTCTTTATCAAAGAGAACTAACATAGAAATTTCATTTGGGTTATAAACATAAAAGTCAATTCGACCTTGGTAGTGATCATACCTTGCACAAGACCTAATCAGAGTACCAGTTCTTTTATGGTAGTTATCTTCAAGATAACATTCTCTAACTTTCTCACCAGTTACAACTTCGAAATATGCTCCTTTCAATTTTGGTTCTCCCACTTTTGAATAGTAATCATTTACGAAAACTTCGATATCTCTTTCAGAAAATTCTTCAATTCCATTAAGTTCAAATACTTTTTTCACAAAACGTCCAACCTTAATTTGATTTTTCTTGTTTCCAAATGGAATATCAAATGTGATTGTATCTTTTTTAGTCTTGTAAGCTTTAACATTTGTGAATGTCGAGACAATTCTTTTTCGTTTGTTGAGGTATAAAAGTTTTTTAGAAACCTTTGAGTTAATTTCTTCCAAAGTTTCAACCATAGTTTTGTTCATCTTTAGTTGAGTTTTACTTTGTGCATGTTTGATAACATCTTTGTGTAATCTCACATCTTTATTTCTTGAAAGAAAAAACTTTAGGTATCTACTTTGACCTTTATTAATGACAACAGAAGGTGTTTTACCTTCATACTTCCCACTTTTAAATTTATCAGATAATTTTAGTAATTTCATTAATTAAATATTTTTTGGTTATTTTTTAGTTCTGTAACAAAGATAAGAAAATATTTTAGATATACAATAGAATTTTAGCTTTTTTTAATCATTTGAACCTTCTGTGAGACCACAGACAGATTTACCTCTTCCCTTTTTCCAAAACTCGTCCTTTAATATTAAATGTTGTTTCATATATTTATTTAGTTTTTTTAATAAGAAAAACCAAGT